ATCCGCCGCATCCGCAACGGGATACCGATCCGCCGCATCCGCAACGGGATACCAATCCGCCGCATCCGCAACGGGCGCCCAATCCGCCGCGTCCGCAACGGGCGACCAATCCGCCGCATCCGCAACGGGATACCGATCCGCCGCATCCGCAACGGGATACCAATCCGCCGCATCCGCAACGGGCGCCCAATCCGCCGCGTCCGCAACGGGCGACCAATCCGCCGCATCCGCAACGGGATACCGATCCGCCGCATTGGGCGCTGGATATGGAAACAAAGTCATGGGAAAAAACGGGTGCGCTTTATTTCTGGTGGAACGTGACAACACCTACAATATCATCAACGCGCGGGCTGGCATCGTCGGACGCGATCTGGTTGAGGGTGTTTGGTATTCGCTAATCGGTGGTGAATTTGTGGAGGTGAAATGATGTTTTACTTCACGCGCACGGTTGATCTGCCCGACGGATCGGAAGTCGATGTTGATTTCACTGCCGATGATGACGGAAATGTTGAGTTTGATGGCGAAAGCGGACTTCCAGACGATATTGAAGCCCGCGCATTGGATGCAGCAAATGACTGGTGGCAGGTTGATGGATGGGGCCAAGCATTGCAGGACGAAGCCGACGAAGCCGCCGACGCAAAATATGAACGCATGAGGGAGGACAGAGAATGACACCATCGGAAATCGGCATCATCCAATCGTATGCCGGAACCGCATCGAACCGCGCCGCAGCTTGGATCTGGGCTAATCAGCCAAACCGCGAAATTCTAGAGCGCATGATGATCGACGATCTGCGCGCCGCCGTTGCTGCTGCTGGATACATCATGGTAGCGATTGAAACACTGGCACAGGAGGCCACAGAATGAAACTCACAGAACTCAAAATTGCCCCAAAGAGTAGCTGGTCGGCCGTTAGCAACAGCAACCCCATGATCTGCACGGTGAAACTGTCCAGCGAGACGGCGACAGTCGAAACTGTTTTGACCGACGATGAAATCCATCGCGTGTTGGATCTGGTGCAGCACATCGTTGCCGATGCTGCGCGCCGGAATGTTGCGGAGTTTGTTGCATCCGTTCGCCAGATTGAAGCGCCGCAGGTGATCGAATGACCCGCCATCCCGACACACACAAGGCACTAGGCCAGGCACTGCAAGACGCCCATGCTCGCTTCGGTCAAGACCTGCCCAGCCGCGACAACCGCTTTAACCTCATCAGCGAAACCGATGATGGCAATGAATTCCGCACCGTGTTTTGGATGGTGGTGGCTGTTATTGCGGCAACGTCTCTGATTATCTGGGCATTCGAGCGGTTTTTGATCGGAGGTGTGGCATGAGCGAAGATCTGAAAGATCGGCTGCGTGAAATTGCGGCATCAAATATCAATGGCTGGGGGTATGCCGTGCAGGCCATCGACCGCATCGAAGCGATCGAACTCGCCCTGACCCAATCCAGCGCCGAGACCGCTGCGGCGTATGAGCGGGCGGCGGAGCGGTTTGAGAAAATCCGTGCGCCCCTGACGTATGGCGAAATCTCTAGCATGATCCGCGCCCTAGCCACCCCAGACCAATCTGCCGCACTGGACGCTGTGCGGGCAGAGGCGCGAGCGCAGGGGATGCGTGAGGCGGCGGAGATTGCTGGAAACTCCAACTATGAGACGTGGGAAACCGCGCCTGACGCCATCCTCGCCGCCATCAAAGGAGCCAAAGCATGACCGCGCCAGAACTGAAACCCTGCCCGTTTTGTGGCGAGAAGATTTACGACTGCACCTATGCGAATGGGAAAACACGGTGGGCGCATGGCCATAGTAATTGCGTGATTTCCAAGGCGTTCATTTACGACGCTACCGCATGGAACACCCGCGCCGACCTGCACGACGCCACCAAGGCGCAACTGGCGATGGCGGTGGATGCGCTGCGGGAAATTTCCGCTGCATACGCCAATCATTGGCTTGCAGGAAGGGTGTCCCGCGCCGTGCTGGCCGAGATTGAGAAAGGTGGGGTGTGATGCCTGAATCTATGATTGAAAACTGCTACTTCTGCAAAAATCCGATTGATAGCGGATACACATATCATTGGGGCAACCCATGCCACATTGCGTGCGCCATCCCCACCGTTGCCGCCAGCCAGACCGCCGATCCTGTCACCAACGCGGATAGCCGTCAGCGGGTGACGGTCAAGCCGCTGGTGTTTGACGACCTCGGTATTGCGTCTGACGACCTACTCAATGTGACCATCGTCTATAGCAATCCGGCAGATCAAGATCGGCACAACGCAGAACGTGCCGCCCGCATCCTCGCCGCCCTCGACGTGCAGCCCGATCCCCGTGACGCGCAGATCGCGGCGCTGGTGGAGGCGGCGGAACATCTCTTGCTGAACTATTTGCAGGATGAGTTTGACGAGCCTGACCTGTGCGTGGATGAGAAACATTGGCTGGCGATCAGCGACCTCCGCGCCGCCATTGCCGCCGCGAAAGGCGGTGACGCATGATACCGATGATGTTTGCGATCTGGATATTTGCGAGGCATGGCGCACAGGCGGCGATCATCGTTGCGTTGGTTTGGGGCGTTCTGGATGCAGCCGACATGATTATCAGGGTCGCAACTGGATCGACAATTGTAGAACACGTTCTCGACCAGATCGGCGGTGACGCATGAGCGCCCTAACACGGCTGGCCGAGAAGGTGGAGGCGGGGGCGTGCGAAATTTGCAATGGAGACGGCAAGGTGAAAGTTGGATGGAGCCAAGTCATGGGGTCCACATACAAAATCAAGATCGAATATGACCCATGCCCAAACTGCCAACCCTCCCCACATAGTTTCCACGCATTGCAGGTTATGCATCAAATCCGCGCTTTGGCTGCGGAGGAAACGCCATGACAGACGCTATTGCTATGCAATCCGCAACGTGACATACTGTCGGAAAGCGGGGGCGGACCTGACCGAACGCCCCCGCGTCCTCATCATAACGCAGGGAGATTGCGCATTGACTGACATCAATCATACAACGGAGAACAACGTGGGGCAAGCGCGATGGGCCTAACGGAATACCGCGACTTCATCGCAGGACGCGCGCCTGCATCGCAACGGTTTGGATTTGACCCGCATCCGATCAATCAAGCCGCTAAAACCCACCAGGCGAATGTTCTGAAGTTTGCGCTTGAACGTGGGAAGTCGGCTGCGTTTCTGGATACTGGCCTTGGTAAGTCGTTCATCGAATTGGAGTTTGCCCGCCAGTGCGCAGAGGAAACTGGCAAGCCTTCTCTGATCCTGACACCGCTTGCCGTTGCAGCCCAGATGGTGCGTGAAGGCCAGAAGTTTGGCATCGATGCGCGCCAGATCCGCGAACAGCATGAAGTTGGGGCGGGCGTGATGGTGGCAAACTATGAACGGCTTACCAAACTTGATCCATCGTCGTTTGGCGCTGTGATCTTGGATGAAAGCAGCATCCTAAAAAGCTACGCCAGCAAGACGCGGGTCATGTTGCAGGATGCGTTCATCGACACGCCTTACAAGCTTGCTGCAACGGCAACACCATCGCCAAACGACCATACCGAACTTGGAAACCATGCCGAGTTTCTTGGCATCATGCGGCAGCAGGAAATGCTGTCGAAATGGTTTATCAATGACACCGCGACAGCATCGCAAGACTGGCGTTTGAAGGGACACGCCACTGGTGACTTCTGGTCATTTGTCGCGTCATGGTCGCGGTGCGCTACGTTGCCTTCCGATCTTGGCGGTGATGATACTGGATACGTTTTGCCCGACATTGATCTGCATATGCACACGGTAGCGGCTGACCGCATGGAAAACATCGGACAAGGCATGCTGTTTCGCATTCCTGAAATGAGCGCGACAAGTTTTCACGAGGAAAAGCGCCTAACGATCAAGCATCGGTGCGAATTGGCGGCTGAACTGGCAAGCCATGACAAGCCAGTTACCGTATGGTGCGAAACCAATGATGAAAGCGCCATGCTATCGAAAATGATCGACGGTGCGATTGAAGTGCGTGGCGATCTGGATGCCGACGAAAAAGAACGCCGTCTGCTTGGGTTTGCGGATGGTGAATATCGCGTGATGGTCACAAAGCCAAAGCTGGCTGGGTTTGGGGTGAATTGGCAGCATTGCGCGCATGCCGTGTTTGCATCGATCAGCTTTAGCTATGAGCAGCACTATCAGGCTAAGCGCCGCAGCCATCGATTTGGCCAGTCTGAAACCGTTAGGAACGATATCGTAATCAGCGACACCGAGGCATCGATCTGGAACATTATCAACGTGAAGTCTGAAAAGCACGACGAAATGAAGCGAGCAATGGCAGACGCCATGCGGTCGTTGCAGTCTGAAACATCAACCCGCGTCAAATATGAACGCCCGCTGGATTTGGCATTTCCAGCATGGATCAAATCGGAGAAAGCAGCATGAAGAAACCAGAATATAGCGGTGATGGATGGGCTATTCATAATAGCGACTGCATCGAAGGCATGTGGGCAATGCCTGAACATTCGGTTGATATGTCTTGCTTCTCTCCTCCGTTCGGCGACCTTTTTGTATACTCAGACAGCGAGCGTGACCTTGGCAACGCTGGCACAGGTCAGGCGTTTATCAATCAATACTCGTTTTTCGCCGAGGCGCTGACCCGCGTGATGAAGCCTGGGCGCATGACGTGCGTTCACTGCACTGATTTGCCGATGCGTAAGGGGCGCGATGGTGCTATCGGGCTGCAAGACTTCAGCGGAGATCTGATCAAGGCACATACGGCGGCGGGCATGATCTATCACGGGCGGGTGACGATCTGGAAAGATCCAGTGGTTGAAATGCAGCGCACGAAAGCATTGGGCCTGCTGTATAAGCAGATCCGCAAGGACAGCACGATGAACCGCGTCGGGATGCCTGACTACATGCTATTTTTCCGCGCGCCGGGTGACAATCCTGACCGCGTGGAACACTGCGCGCCGGGTGACGGAAAAGAGCGGGTGCGGATTGCAAAAGCATGGCTGACGGAAATGCACCGCAACGGCCTTGCGTCGAAAGTGCCAGACGATGCGATGATTGCAGAGCTGATCAAACATGCGGAGTTTGACGTTTACGAATGGCAAAAACTTGCATCGCCTGTGTGGATGAATATCCAGCAAGGCAATGTGTTGAACCGCATGAAAGGTGCGAATGACGAGCGCCACGTCTGCCCGCTGCAACTGGATACCATTGAGAACTGCCTCCGGCTTTACAGCAAGCCGGGTGATGTGGTTATGGACCCGTTCAATGGTATCGGATCGACTGGCTATCAGGCGGTGAAGATGTTCCGGCGATATCTCGGTTTTGAGTTGAAGCCTGAGTATGCAAAGCAGGCTGACAAAAACCTGAAAGAAGCCGCTGCATCTGTTGGCGATCTTTTTGCGGTGGCATCATGAAAGGCATAATCCTATCCATCATCGCCACGCAGGCCAGCGCATCAGACTGCTATCCGCGCACAGATCTGATTGCGCTACTGGCCGATAACTATGGCGAGGCTCAGATGATCCGCGCAATGGAGGACCGTGGCGGAATGATGGAGGTTTATGTGTCACCGTCCGGCGGCTGGACGATGGTTGTCGTTCCGCCCGTCACGGGTGAAATACATGCCTGCATTGTGGCGACGGGGACCAACTGGATGATGGTTCCGCAAGGGGAGTTGAATTGATGGAATGGCAACCGATTGAGACTGCGCCGAAGGGTGAAAAAAGGCAATATGGCATTGGGCCATACATTATTGGCATATGCCAAGGCAGTAATTGGTATGTGATTGAAGTCATGCATTGGTCATATCATAAGAGCGTAGAAAAGGGCTCTTGGAAGGCCTGTGGTCGATCATTTGCGCCAACTCACTGGATGCCGCTACCACCGCCGCCGAAGGGTTGACAACCTTTCATACGGTGATATCGTCACCGCAGTTGGTTAACCTTGGTGTCAGCCCGCGCTAGGCCGTTTCTCTGGGCAATGGAGAAACGGCTTTTTATTTAGCCCGCACCACTACCACCGCCGCCAGCCTAACCACATGCAGCATCGATCTGGCGGATTAACCGCGCGCCTGTGACCACCGATTTAGGCCCGCCATCATCCGCCAGAGCCGCCGCATGTTGCGTCCGCGTCGCATCGGTCCCGTCGCAAATCGCCCGCTCACTGACCGCGCTCACGCAACCAGTCCCGAAGCAAAGCGGGATCATCAGTGCCAGTTTCCGCATCGTCTATCTTCCTTCTTGTTTTGGCGTATCGTTCCGCTGCCTGTAGCGCCGTTTCCTGCCGCGCCTGACGCTTTGCCAGCCCCCAGGCAGCCAAGAATGCTAGAAGGCCTGCTAGCGCCCATCCAGCGGCTTTGCGTATTGGTGATAGGATTAGCGTCAGCATTGCGTCACCTCGTTATCTGTGGCATGTTTCGCGCAACCCGTCCGTTGGCCCGTGGCGGTATAGCAAGTCCGGTGTAACTGCGTAGCGGGCGCATCGGGGTCATTGTCTAGGATCCAATCTGGATAGGCTAACGGGCCGCCAATCATACCGCGCCACGAAGGCCGATAAGGCCCGCGCCCCACCCGATCATCACGGCGGCAGACATATCGCCCGACATGGCGTTGATAAACGATGCCAGAGGCGACAGCGCTGGGCTGATGGTATCACCAGCCGCGACAATCACGCCGCCGATCAGAGGCACAAGCCCCGCCCACCACGTTACAGATTTTGGCTTGAGGTATTTCATTTCTTCAGCCCTTTCAGGATTGCAACAATCGCCGCGATGATCTGCGCCAAGATCGACGGTCTTTCCTGTGAAATTTTCGGCGCTGTTTCTTTCACAGTCTGTTTCGCTTGTGGATCACTTTTCGGCGGTTTGCTAACATCAACCTGCGTTGACGACAGTTTCTCGCCTGATCCTGCAGCCAAAGCATCTTCAAACACCTTGGCATAGCTGGCGATCAATTCCGCCCGATCGGTTCCGTTCACCACGCGCCGCGCCTGTTGATAGGCATCAGCCTTGCCGCTAGGGATGTAGTCTGACAACTTCTTTCCAGTAAACCATCCTTCAGAACATCCGCGAACCAGGATGCGCGCCGCTACAGTTGGATTTAGCGCCGCGTCAGGATTTGAAAGCAGATCCAGCCCCAGCTTGTCACCAGCCTTGGCGTAATTCGCGCGCCCCGTGATCTGGACATAGCCCCGCCCGCGATACAGATAGCCGTCGCCGTCTTTGTCCGGCGTATTGCCCAACGCCTTTGCCAGCTTGCCAGTGTCATATTTGTCGAAGTATTTGCGCCCGCCATATTCGGTGATTGGCTGCATGGTGTCGGCTGTCTCATGGCGCGCCGTGGCCAGCATATACGCGCGATGCGAGATCGGAAGGCCGGAAGATGCGGCAAGGATAGCCTCGATCCCATCTACCTGCCTTTGCGATAGTTCGCCGCCGAACAATTTCCGCACTATCGCCCAGAACTCTGCGTTCATTTGCCAACCTCATGTTGCGGGGGCGGAAGATGCCCGAATACCCCCGTGATTGCATTTGCAGCGGCCAAGGCGATGAATATGGATGCGGCAAGCTTTGTCATTTCAGCGCACCGCCGGAACTGATGAAATTCCACAGTTGCAGGGCGAGATATCCCGCCGCTGCCCAAATCGTTCTGACGCCCCATGTGATTACAGCCTGCATTTTGCCCAACTCGCCCTCTAGGTTTTTCAACCTGTTCTCAAGGTTCGCCTCCGATCTGGCATCCGCTGCAATGCGCGCGCGCTCATCGTCAGTCATTCTGCCACCCCATCGCCGCGAGAAACCAACGCCACGCTGACACCAGCCAAGCCATCGTCTCTGCGCGATATTGGACCAGAAACAGCAGAAGCGCCAAATCTACGGCGATTGCGATAACCATTATCACCGCCTGATCCAATCGTCAGCACCCCTAATTGAGCAAAGCATATGACGTATACTAGCGCAAAAGTTGTATCTAAGGAAACCGCCAGAATGATATTTAGGCTATACAGGCACACAGTTGCAGCGTATCCCCATGCCAGCGCCCGCGATACACCGCCGCGCAGGGCCAGAACCACGCCTGAAACCAGATCTACAAGCATGATAAACAGCGTGGCATCGGATCTGACAAGGACGCCAATATCCATCAGGCCGCAAATTGCCAGCATTGCCAGCATGTTTGCCAGCACCACCCACATTGCAAAAACTGGTCGGAATGCGATAAACACCCCGGCCAGCCATAGCGCGTAGATGATCTGTAGATCGCTCACCGACCCGGCCCCATTGCGACGATCTCGCCGCCGTTGTCGAACCCGCGAATGAGGGCATGCGATGCGGTGCCGTGGGCTTGCATGATCTTGCCGTGGGCCTCCATAATTGCGCCAGCCCAGATCATCGCATCATTCGCCTGCTCAAGACGGCCTGCGTCTGTGTTGATCTTCATCAGATCAAGAGCGCAGGTCCGCATCCGGCGCAACAGTGCTTTCGCATCCGCAACATCGCGCTGCATCGTGGCAATAAGTTGGTGTTCGTCGTCTGTCGTTTTAACCATGTCATCCGTCCTTTGATTTAATAATCACAGCAGGCCCGCCGCAAACGTGGCGATGCCCTCGCCCATTTCGTTCAGGCCGGTCTGGCTGTAATGCACGTTGTCGACCATTTTGCTCTCGGAGACGAAATACTGCGCGCGGTCAAAAGCAATGTGCGTGTCAGCCCGCGCCGTGGCTACATTGACCTGCGCCGTGCGGATTTCCGTGTGGCCCGCGTCATATGTGCCGTCAACCAACTTCCCAAGAGATGAAATCAGGAACCCGTTAACCTGCGGAATGTTTACATCCAGATAGTCGAACAATCCGCCAAGCGACGTTTCATACGCTGCCCCAGTGATCGTCGTGCCATTGATCGCAATGGCCTCCTGCTCACCCTGCGCCCAAACGACATAGCATTTGCCGAGCGTCAAACCACGCGCGGAAATCCAATCCTGAATGTCTGTTGTCACAGCAGCAGCACAGGTGCGGAGAGAACCAGTAGTCCAGTTTGTGGTGCCACTCACCCCAGAGATGAGGCCCGAACCACCATATGCAGCCTCATAGACCAGCGCCGTGCGGCCCGTCAGGTCATGCCATTTCTGCGCTAGCGACGGCCACGCGGAGCCGTTCGTTGCCCCGCCAACAGGATCAGCAATTGACCGCACCGCACCGCCGTCAATCTCGTATCCAATGCCCGTTGCCACAGCAGGCCCTCCAGTGCCACGGCCCTCAGCGTTGGACTGCCCAGCAATCACAAACAGATCAACCGTGCCAGCGATAATGGGGCTGACAGGCAACCATTTTGCGGCCAAATAGTTATGGATTTGCTCGACCGTCCCGTCAGCAATAGCCCCCGCCCGCACGATCACCTCGCCAAAACGACAGGCAGCATGATTTGCAACTGTCGTCCGCCCCAGCGCCCCCAGGGTGAACTTGTCGACAGACATGGGGCCAATGGGGGCCGCAATAGCCGTTTCGACTTTGACCCCATTGACCCACATATCGACGGTTGAGCCATTGCTCACCAGAGAAACGATCTGCTCAAACAGCCCGATGCGATGCGTCGCGATGCCGGTATTGACCTCCGAAGTTGTGTCGAACCCCCACTGTGATTTCAGATTGGTGCCGATCACAGCGACCAGCCAGAGAAACGTTGCTGTGGTGGTGGAGTTGCCAGCGCTAAACACGGTTCCAAATCCGACCGATTGCTGGGACACGACCATATGCACAGACCAAGCCGTGCCGGTCCCGGCGAACACCGCCGCCAGAGCGTCACAGGTCAGATGCGTCGGACTGCCAGTGGTGCGGATCATTTTCCGCCCGTTCACCGTGGCCACAACGCCACGGTTTGCACTGGTTGCCTGCACCAAATGGTTGCCGTTGCCGGACAGGTCAGTGACGCCGCCAAGTGGGTCGCCAGACGCTGCGGCAGTTGTCCGCGCGCTGTCCTGAAACAGAGTGTTGGTAGACGCCTGCGCGTCCCACCATGCGCCCGCGACACCACCAACAAATAAGTTTGCTGGATTGAACCCGCCCGTAGGCCGCGTGATGGGAAGTCCAAGACCGATCTGCATCACTTCACCCCATAGACAGCGATAGAGCCTGCGTCGAAGTTCCCGCCCGACGTTGTGAATGTAATTGTCGTGGTAGCGGTGCTATATCCGCTTATACCGCCGTAGGCAGATCCACTGCCGTTAGGGCTAAGGCCAACTCCGACCATTGATCCCCAAATGCCAGACGCCAAATCAAGTTCTAGAACGCCATAGGCGCGCTTGGATGCGTCGGTGGCATTACTTTCGCAGCATTGTTGCCCATCAAACCGAATGGAGTTTGTCGTTGACGAAAGCGAAACGCCATTTAGGTAGCATTTCAGCGATTTGTAATCCGTCAGCGTCAGCCCAGACAGCGATTGCGTTGACCCGCTCGTGGTCGTGATGGTCCCTAGCAGCGTCACACCGACCGTTGCGCTGATGGTAGGGTTTCCCGCCACGCCATCGCCATTGGTGACGCTGACGCCAGTCCCAGCCGTGATGGTGCGGCCCGTGAACGTATCCGCCGCAGTCTGCGTCAACAGCCCTGCGGTGTTATACGCCGCCAGCGCGGTCAAGGTCGCATCGCTGGCCTGCTTTGCGTCCAGTTGCGTTTGGATCGCAGAAGTCACGCCATCAACGTAATTCAACTCAGCGACAGTCAATGTTGCGCCGTCGAGGATGTTCAGCTCGGTGACGGTCAGCGTTGCGCCGTCCAGAATGTTCAATTCCGCTGCCGTCGCAGTCACCCCGTCAAGGATGTTCAACTCAGCAGCCGTGGCAGTAACACCGTCGAGGATGTTCAATTCCGCTGCCGTCGCGGTAAGGCCAAGGTTCACCAACGCACCCGCAGCCGTGGATGCACCAGTGCCGCCAGCCACAACGGGACGCGCAATGTTCAAATCCGCTGCGATGTCCGCAATCGGCGTGTTAATGTCAGAGGCATCGCTGGTATCGCCATTCGATACCGTCGATCCTGCGGGTAGACTGTAAACTCCGGCACCATTGCGTGACATCATCGATCCTTTCGGCTATATTATTACAACATCACATGGAGCGTGTCGCGTGAAATTTGAGTTGTTCTTGGGCGTTCTTGGGGCAGTCATGGTAGGCAACGGGCTAATCGCGGCGTATCTGTATGCGCTTTTTTGGGGCGACTGGATGCGGAAACAAAAAGGCGAGAATTCACCGCTACCTGCATGGTGGTTTGCTGGTGCAGGTATCCCTCCGATCATCGCTGCCGCATCCTTATACATCGCGCTCTATTGACCCAGCCGCAACGCAGACGACCGCGCCAAAGCCGATGCAATATCATTGATCCGCCCAATGCTTGCTGCCCTATTTTGAGCCGGAAGGATTGCCGCGCGCGGGTCTTGTGACATCAGCGCTCGCGCAATCAATTCGCGCGTTGCGGGGTTTGACCCCGTAGCCCCAGCCAATAGCCGATCCAGCGCTTGCCCACCAACAGCACCCCACCTACCCGTTAGCAAGTTAGTGATCAGCGATGCAGACAGCGCCTTCGTGTCTTCCATGTCGGCCAAATTGTCAGCGGTCTTTGATCCGCCAAGCGCCGCGTTTGACGTTTCGAACATCGTGTTTTCACGCGCGATCTGCCGCTTGAGCAATTCAGGGTCTTTTGCCATTGCGGTAAGTTCAGCCGCTGTCTTTTCATTGCGAAGCGGGCGCGCTTTATTCACGCCCGGAGCTGCGCTTTCAATCCTCGCAATTGTCGGATCAGCATATCCAGCGCGGAATGCTGCCTGTTGCTCTGGCGTCATGTTCGCAAATGCTGCGGTTGTGTCTGCCTGACGCGACCGCGCCGATGTTGCCGCCTTTCCTGTGTCCACAGCCTCAATCACCCGCGAAGCCTTGGCGAACTCATCATTCGCCGCGCGATACGGTGCGCTTGCAGCCTCAAGAGCCGCGTCCAATTCTTTCTGGACTTTCAAAAGTTCACGGGCTTCATTGTTCCGCCCCGCCCGCTGCGCCGCGCCAATATCGTCGCCGATCTGTTGCTTCAGGCCAAGCACCCTATCAAAGTCAGACAGTTCTCGCGCCGTTTCTCCGGGCTTCAATGCCGCCGCAGGTGCTGCGAGTTTTGCCTTGTATCCAGCTAGTTTTGCATCAATACCATCACCTACAACGCCGTTGCCCTGCATACCGCCGATACGGTCGTCAATGACGGCAATAGCCCCGCGCACGTCAACAGGACCAGCGCCTTTCCGTGCCGCTTCATATGCCAGATCAGCCGCAGAACCACGCGCACCAGTGAGTGCAGCCGCGCGCGCAGCCGCCGTATCAGGCGCATCAAGCGCATCTGCCATGAATGAGCCAAGACGGTTTCCTTGGCTGTCTTGGCGACCGATTAGCGCGTTTGCGATTTCCTCACGCGCCGATCCCGGCTGGCGCGCAATACCTGCCAACGCCCGCTGCCCAGTTAGACCAAGGGCATCTGCCGCCATGAATTGAGGCTGACCTTCTGCCGCTGCGCGCTGCGTTGCCGCCGCTACATCATCAGCCGTCAGCCCTGCGCGGCCCATGTATGTTTCAAGCGCCCGCCCAGCGCGAACATTGCTCGGAATGTTCAAAGCCGATGCTACTGGATTGGCAACTGCCCGCGCGCCCATTCCTGCCGCTGCAATAGCGGCAGGCGCTATGGCCCCAACCGCGCCACCGATTGCGGCCGATTTAGCCGCATTTTCGGCGCGGTTTGCAACGCCACCTTCACCAGTGCCAAAACCGTATGCGCCACCCTCTATAGCGCCAGACAGTGCGCCAAGGCCAGCCTTTCCTGCAAGCGTCTTGCCAGCACCCAAGACAGCCCCAGTCGTTCCCATGCTGGCCGTAGCCCCGCCAATGATTTGCCCTGCCAACTCTGTTTTGGGCCGTGCGAATGCAGCGTTTTCGCTCATGCCGCGCGCTGTCTGCAACGCCTGATCATAGGTGATGGACGGGGCAATGGACGCCAACCCGGCTGCGATTTCATCACCAAATCCGAAGGTAGCGCCCTGCGTTACGCCAGATGCCAGAGCAGCCATAGCCCCCGGATCGCGCAAGTCTTGCTCCACTGGACGATCAATCGCGCCCTGACCTTGCGTGGGTTGCAGCATTCCAGCCCGTGCCGCCTCGGCTTTCATCCGCTTCCATTCAGCAGGGTCTTGGCCTTCGAATGGGCGATTGGATGCGGCAACCGCTTTCAGGTGCGCGTCTTTAGCCGCATTAGCCACGACTTCGGGCGGGGTATCATCTGGAAACTCAACATTTCCAACGCCGGGGATTTCAACAATCATGGTCAACCGCCGTTCTGTTCAATTTGGCCCGTTGCAGGGTTGAATTTGTGCGTTGCGGCTTTGCCGTTGCCACCAGTAGGGGCTTGCCCCCGTGCTTGCGCTTCCAGTTTGGCAACGCCTTGCTGCACGAAATAGTTGAATTCATCCAGAGCCGCCTTGAAATCTTCCGGCTTTTGCGCGGCGTTCATGCGGACAAACGCGGCTTCTGCCTTTTGGCCCTCAAAGTCGGTAATTGCACCGCCGCCCTTCAGCAGTTGACGGGCTTGCAGGAATGCCCCACCTTGCAATTGATCCATCATGCCTTGAACACGGGCTGCATCCTCCGAAGTGTTCGGAAGCCTGCTATCAATTGGCCCCAACATGCTGTCAAGATATGGGTCGTTTTTCAGTGCGTTGATCTGGCTCGAAACCTGTTCAGCAAGCCCAGCCGCACCTGGCAACGCGACTTGCGCCCCAATCTGTGCTTCACCAGCACCCTTGCCCAATGCGGTCCCTTGTGCAGCCTCAAACGCTTTCAGCCCAATATCAGGCGTCACACCTTCCGGCAGTTTGGTGGCGACGGCAGTGCCGTCTTTGCCAAGCTGCATGACGACAATGTTGCCATCTGCATCGCGGCCAAGCACGGGGTTCAAACCAAACTCAGCGCCTCCGTTTGGCGTAGTCAGGTTCCCCGTTGCGATATATGCCTGATATTCCGGAGTCCCCGGCTGCAAGCCAGCTTCGGCAGCAAGTGCTTTGCGCTCGGTCAGTGTTTTCGGAACCTCAACCTGTGGGTTTTGCATCCGCTCCAACTCAAGCTGCGCGCGCTGCAACTCAATCTGTTGCATCGGGTCTTGCGCGTTCATCTGCTGTCCAATGAGAGCCTCAAGAACAGCCTTCTGGCCCGGTGATGCCATCGGGTTGGATGCAAGGTCTGCAAGCGTTGCCATATCCATCTGAGGCGCTGCCTGACCCTGAGGCTGACCGCCAAACTTACCAAGCCAGAGGTTCGCAAACTCGCCAGCCGTCATATTGGCGTTTCCGCCGTTCAGCCTAACGGCGTCAGCCCCGACGATATCAACCGCAGGCGCGTTGGGGTTGCCAAGCAATGCCGCGGCGCCTCCACCACCCTGCTGATGCGCTAGATACAGTTCAGCCGCCGTAGGATCGCGCCCAAGCACCCCCCGAAGCGCCGCCGCGTTATCCCGCGCTAGACGTGCCGCAGCATCAGCCGACGCTGCAAGGTTGTTCTTGTCGGTCAGCCCATAGGCCTTTGCCGTGCTGTCGATAAACTGGAACCCGCCGCCTGCGCTGGAATTCGGGTTTTGTGCGGTTGGGTTGCCGCCGCTCTCGATCTGGTATGTCCGACCCAAATAGCCTTCAGGCAGCCCATACTGGCTTTCCAGCGTCCCGAAGTTCCCAAGCGCCGCCATTGTGTCATTGGCGACAGCATCGCCTTCACTCATCGGCGCGGAATATGCAGGCTGCGCGCTTGTGTCAGCCCCCCCGAATACGCCGCTGAACTGCGTGTTGAAATCGCCACGCAGCTTGTCTTCGGCCTTCTGCGCGCGCTTTTCAATGGCCTTGTATGCCAGAGCGTTGCCAATCGCCGCCAGACCTTCGCCCACGTTGCGCGGCGTCTTGCTGTTTTCCGCAAGCAAGGCCTCCGCGACCTTGCGCTGCCGCTGGATGCCTTCGTATGTGTTGCCCGTATTTCCGCCGAAGATGAAAGCCATCAGTTCAGCCTCCCATAGTCAACATGCTTGATGCCGTTGATCTCCACAACCGCATCAGGATACACAGCCTCGACATCCTGCGCCATAACGCCAATCTGTCGCGGCCCGCCCCAGACGTAATCGAATGAATAAACCGTAAGGCCATCATCGCGCGTGTAGATTGGCTTCAGGTTCTCCTTGACACGAATGTCTGAAGCCATGATTGCAGACGAACCAAGGCCAAACAATCCGCCAAGAAGGGATTGGCCTGATGCCTGCTGCGTCTGCCAGTTTTGCAGCCGCTGGTTATAGTTGCTGTTAATCAGGCCCGCTACGTCGGTTGTTGCGGCCCCTTGCGGCTGCGAACCTTGGACATTCGGATTTTGCACCTGTGATCCGCTCAACAGCGCCGTGATCTCATTGATCGGCTGATTTCGCATGGCAGACAGCTCATCAAACGCCTGCCCGCGACCCGTCAGATACAGCGAGTTGTAAGCATCGTTTTTGCTCTGGCCCAGCGCTTGCATTTCGCGGTTATACGCCTCAGAACCCGGCGTGATGCCTTGGTTTGCCAGCCGCGTCCGCATCAGGTCTTCTTCTTTCGCAAAGCGCGGATCAAGGCGTGACGCCCCAAGTTCGTTCAGCCGACCCTCAATAGCCGAAGTGTCGAAGTTTGCGGGCTGTGCAAGGTAGTCTTTCAGGAACTCAGACTGATTTGCGCCAGTCTGTGCCAGATTTGTCCGCGCAGTGGTGTTTGCGTCAAGAATGCCCTGTTCACCCGCAGAAAGAGTGGTGTTCTGCGTGTATTGCGGCAGTTCATACGTCTTGCCCGTATATGGGTCTGTGTAGCTATATGTCCCGGTCTGCGTATTGGTCAAAGACCCGTAGGGCGTGTTTTGGTTCACCATGCTCATGGTGTTATTGGCGATTGCGGTGCCAATGTTTGTGCCAGTTTGCGCGGCGGCGGTATCTTTCGGATCTGGCGGCGTCGGGGCTTTGGGGGCGCACATGGCGAACCTCCTAGAAAGAATACATCAGTTGTGCAGCTACGTCCTTGAAGCCTAGTCTTTTGCAGAGCAAGCCCGTTCTAAGGTCCGTTTGTGTCGTCACGAAAGCCCGTTTAACACCGCGCTGCCGCAAATCATCCAAGATGAATTTGACAAACTTCCTGCCAGTTCCGTTCCGATGGTCTGGCAAAAAATAGATCGTATCCTCTTGGGCGATTAGTTCTCCATTGTGCATGTCTTGGGTAATATACACGTTACTATAGCCAACCGCTACACCTTCGATGCGCGCGATATAGTTAATCAGCCAACCGCCAACCCAAGACTTGATATACTCATCCCATCGCGGGTTATAGTCGCCAATCGAAACGCCGTCAGCCGCAAGCCTGTCCTGCATTTCGCCATAGTGCTGACGATACAACGGCACAATCTCCGGAAGGTTCTGTTCGCCGCGCTCGATAGCAAAGCTATATTGCATTGGAAACCTCATAACGCAGCCGCGTTGCAAGGATTTCAAACGCCGGAAGCGTGGTCTGGTTTGACGTTACTACGACGGCAGGCGACAGAGAAAACCCAGAGGCCCTGACAACCTTCCAAACCGTAAAGGCATACTCTGCCGATCCCGGACCCCATACAAAGGTCCCCCAAACCCCGGAACCCCAAGTGTCAGCGCTTTCGGCGCGCAATGGATCAGACGTTGGATAGGTTCCAATCGCGTAATTCGAAAACGCGGCCATGCGGAATGCTGGCGATACGTTTGACTTTACCGTCAACCCCGCATGGTTTGCGACCTTGTATCCAGTGTTTCCGCCATCGGTGAACTTCGGCACATAATAGCCGGAATATGCCACGCCAGCATCAGACCCTCCGTCCTGGCCCAACATCACCAAGCCTGCGTTGGTTCCAAAATACAGCCGATCCGAAGCCACCGCGCCGCATCTCACATCCCAACCCGTATATCTGCACCAAGCCCCCGTGCGCGCATTGGCGACATAGGTTACGCCGGAAGCCCCGCCCGGGACACCGATCATCAACAACGCCTGCGATTGCCATAGCGTCGGGGTGATCGGGAAGTCCGTTGTCCGATTTGCAATTGCGGCTTTCCATGCGTCTTCAATCGGGTAAGTAATCGCCACAGCCTGAAGCGCCGCCCGATCCTTTTGCAGAGCCTCTGAAATCGGAATAATCCCATCCTCAGTCAGGATTGCCAGATCTCCGCCAGCCTTGAAATACGAATGCTTATTCAGCGGTCGGCTGATCTCATAGACCCCGCGTAATGCCCAGTCTGCCGCGCTGGATGGATCGTTGCCCTCGTAAACGGCAATCTCGCCATTGGTCGAAACAAACACGCAAACATCGTCAATTCCAGATCCGCTATCCAGCGACCACGTTGCGCCGAATAGCACATTGCCGCCCTTGCGGAAAATCTGACCTAGCGGGATTTCCACTGCCGCCCCACCGATCGATGCGACTGGCAAATACCAGACAGACTGGCTGTCTTTCTCGGTGAAGAAAAGCCGCGTCTTGTAGAGCCATACCTGATTGAGCGTCGATGTCGTCACGCCCGTGATTGTAACGGCTGACCCAGCTACGCTATCGCCATTCGCCGTTGCCGCGCCGCTGGCAGAGCTGATCGCCTCATTATCATGGAACCCACCAGCGGTGACGTTGATAACGCGCAAGGTTCCAGCTGTGGCGCTGTCCTGCACAATGCTGACGATGGTGGCGGTTTCGCCGTGCGGGGTGCAGGTGACAACCTCACCAACCGCAAAGGCCGAAGTCAGAGCGTCATATCCAACATTGCTGATCGCGGATGCGACAATCGGATACCAGTCAGACCCGTTGTAATAGTGCGCCGGATCAACCCCGTTCACAGCGACCATGAATTGACCGCCAGACGTGCTTATCTGCGTTACTGACCAATCCCCGCCTGACAGCCCGTAAACGTCTGCAAAGGCCGCGCCACCGCCGTTAATGCGGCCAGCGTCATAGATGCCTGATGCCGTCGATGCAAACAGCGTATCGGTATTGGATGAGTAGACCATCATCCTAACAACTGCCGCGCCAATGTCAGCATATGACGATGATCCGCCACGCAGCCGCGCGCCCTGCGCCGTTGGGAAGAAGTTATCCAGCACCTCGGCCTGATCCATCCCCGCCGTGGTGATGTTTCCAGACTGCACCCAGCCTTTAGTCGGGGCGGGGAAAACCACGTCCCGCGTCCCTCGAACCCTGACTTCTTGCTGAAACATGCTTAACTCGCCGGAATGAATGCGGGGATCTGATCTTGCCAGCGCACAAGCTTCTGCGCCCCAAAGTTGACAGTCCGAAGACCCTTTGCGTCATTGCTGAACCGCGACAGAAGCGCCTCATGCTCGGAATACACATCCGAGAACGGAAGGCCACGCCGCGCGCGCCACCGCCAAACAATGCCAGTGACAATCACACGCTCAGGGATAAGCAGAACATCAGTCGCGGATGTAAACTCATGCCCAGCCGTTCCGCCAGCAGTAGCCATCCAGTTTGTCGAGACATACGACACGGTAATGTCGGTCGAAGGCTCGGATAGGAATGAAATCGAGAAATTCCCATCATACCCAGACAGCCGATAATACCGCGATGCGCCCGCGATGCCGTTGCTGCTTAGGTATGTCCAGTCGCCATCGCTGGTAATCGGGATAGCGGCCTGATCAAGCTGCACATCATAGACAGACAGCGGAACCCGTTGTAGCCGCTTGAAGTCGGATGGTAGGGCGTATGTCTCAACGCCCGTCCCCGTAATGGTAGTTTGCTTGCCAATCGGGCTTGGCAGGTCAAACCGCTCAAGAATATCGTCAACGCACTCTGCAAGGAAGTCGTCGCGGATTTCCACATACTCATCATCCGTTGCGGTAATCCATGACGAAGGCGCGGTCAAAGACACATGCCGCGCCACCCTGCTTAGTGCGTCAACGATCAGCATCACGCGGCCTCTGCTTCCTTGCGCGGACGACCAGGCCCACGCTTCTCAGGCGTTGCGTCCATGCGCTCGGCCAGCATTTCTTCCATTGCCGCCATGCGCTCAGCCATGTCAGCAATCACACGGTCTTTATCCGCCGTATCACGGCCTGACAGATAGTCAGCGGCCAGCTTCGGAAGTTGCCGCGCATTGGGCCAAGGCAGGCGCGCAGCCGTGGTGTCCGTCATGTCTCGAACCGCCTCAATCGTGCGGATTCCCATGCGGATCATGAATTGCACCTGATCCGGCGTCACGCCAGCCCATGCTGCAAGCGGGGTGCCATCGGAAGGCACTTCATTGCCGGATTTCCACGCTTCATAGGCGGGGCCGATCACCTGCCACCGCGCCACCATCGCCACATGCGATTGATTTTCCATGTCTGGAAACGCGGGCGGCGTGATGTCCTTGATCCGCAGCACAGACTTGGTGCGCTCGAATGCCTCGCCCTTGGGCGCAATCTCAACGTAATCAATCGCCTTATCGGCGCGATATTCCGTCTTAAACCCGACAATAACAAATTCAGCCATTTTCCGTCTTTCTTACAGAGGGATGAAAGGAAGGGGCGACCGAAGCCGCCCCATCACGTTACCAAGGGAAGTCGCACATGACGATCTTGGCGGATGCGTCAATGGCGTAGGCCACCACAGCATCAGTAACCAATGCCGACACATCCAAGGTGCCGTCAGTTGCGCCAACGGCAGTCAGAGCGTTGCCATCAGCACCAGCGGTCAGAGCCGTGGTGAGGGTGGCTGGGCCTTTGGTCTGGACCCAGCCATATTCACCAGTTGCAATGACAGCCTGCAACACGCCGGCGCCCACGCCAGCGCTATCGGACAGGTCAGAGGTAACAACGGTAGTCGCCCCCGCCGAAGTCCCCGAAGGCGCGTAGTAGTAGCAGACATTGCCCGCAGCGGCAGCGACGGTGCCAGCGCCGCTGTTGTATTGCACGAACTTGTAAACCTTGCCACCCGTTCCGAAGAACACGTCACCGACTTTGGGCGTATTGCCTTCAGTCGTTGCCGAATAGGTCTGGGTGAGGTTCGCGCCAGAAAGAATGCTCATTTCTTTTGCTCCTTATGCGGCATCGAACAGGACGCCTTGCAGCGACCGTTGGGTGCAGACCATGTTCCCCATCCAATACATCGGGATAACCACCGCGTCTTGGTTTGTCGGGGTTTTCTCGCTGTCCATCGTCCATTGCGCCTCGCGGTGCTGGACCAGATAGAGGTAGTCGGTGTTGAGGAAGTATGCCTTTTCCCCAGTGGTGGCGAAGTTGGTGTTGTCGTCGAAAATGACATCAGCCGACTTGTATTTCAGGCTGGTAAAGCCTGCCTTCGCCAATTCGCCGTCAGCGTAACGCTGCAACTGCTGCTCGCCCAGTTCAAAGAGCGAATAGAAGTCGTGCGTCATCACGATCAGATCGGGCTTGTCGGTGCCGCGATTAAGCGACAGCCACAGCGCGTTCATGTCGGCTTTCATGCTGGCCGCGTTTGCAACAGACGGTGACGCCGCAGTGTTGGTGCCAGTCATCTCGCGGAACTTGTTTTTCCAGAAGGTCCACGTCGAAGCATTGATGCCGCCCACGGTGCCAGTGCCGTCGGTCTGGATCAGGTTTGCCAAGCCGTTGATCTGGTTGGTCAGCGCGCCATCCGAGTAGATGTCGATTGCGAAGTTGTTCGCAGCCGTGCGGAGTGCGTTTTGCTTGCGGGTTTCGACCAGATTAATCATCTGCTCTTTGCCGCTGTTGATCCGCAACTCACGGCCCGATGCGGTGACGTGCAGGGCGATTTGCTGCCACGGGTATTTCACCGAAGACAGAACGTCAGAAGCCGACGTATTCAGGCCTTCATAGCCGGAATAACGCTGGTAAGTGCCGTTCTCTGCGTAGTCAATCGGCTCGGCGATTTCAGTGCCGCCCGAAACGGTTTTGATCTTGCCCTTGGACTTCATGCGGTTCAAGAGGCCGTTGTGGTCGCTCACGTTGTCGGTAACTTTCCGGCCCCAAGCGCGGTCCGTCGAGGTTACCAGTTCCGTGAACACGGTCGATGGCGTAGCCATGGTGTGTCCTTACTTTCTCATCAGCCTGTCATATGTAGCGCTCATGCGTTCCCTTTCGGACAATTCGCGTGTAGCGCCTGACGGTCGGCCTGTGACGTTTACGGATTTGGCTCTGATCGCTGCGTCGGCTTTCTTAGGGTCTGCGACAAGTGGGGCCTCTTCGGCGGCTTGCGGCGTTGCCTTTGCGTCGGGCAAGTAGATAGAGAGCGCGATATTGTAGGCTTTGGCCAATACGTCCTGCGCGGAGGCATCTGGCCCTAGTTGCTCTTTTACCATAGGAATGATCTTAGGTAAATGCGGTTCAACATCTGCCCAATGTTCCGCCGATCCGGCAAAAGATTGGACATCGCCAAGCACCCGTTCTTGCGAGTTTACGGCGAAAACCTGCTCCCTGAAATACTCAGGATCGGTGACGCGCTGCAATTGCTGCTTTAGCGTGGTGATTTCATTGCGAAGCGCGACTTCGCTTTGCGCGGTGGGTGAAACGGCCTGTCCGCCAAGGAATTGCGCCAGATCTCCTTCGATGCCGTGGATTTTGGCAAGCCGCGCCAATGTTTCGACAGGCTTTGCCGCAAGTTCCTGCCCGATGCCGACTAGCTTCACAACCTCGCCAGCGACTTGCGCCGATGTCATGGCGGTCAAATGCGGGGCAAGCTTTGCAGCCTCGACCATAGCATCACGAATAGGGCTGATGCCTTGCACAAGCCGCCCTTGCTCTGCCAGCTTTTGCGACATATCACGATGTGACTTCGCAACGGCATCGCGCGCTGATGCAGGAATGTCCTTCCACGCATCTTTGACCGCCAAAGGAAGATCAGTCGGAGCCGGATCAACAATCTCTGCGACGGTTTCAGGCTCAGGCTCAGCCTCTTGCGCCTCTTCCTCAACAGGATTTCCAGCCGTAATCCGATCATACGCTGCGGAAAGGTCTTCGCTTGCGTCTGTAGCTTCAGTTGCGATTTCTTCTGTCTCAGGCGCTGGCGCGGCTGCGGTTTCGAAGTCCATGCAATGTGTCCTTTGCTATTTGTTGACCAAGTGCGAAACACCATGCTTCGCGGCAAATTCTGAATTCCTGAACCCACGCGGCTTGGCTGGCATATCACCAGCCTCAACGCATCCATTTGACTGCAAATCATAGGCCCGCGCCCTGCGGCCCTCAATCCATTTGCCGTCAATTGGGCTGCGGTATCCCGGCAGGTCTCCATACGTCATTGGCGTAGACAGCGGCCCATCGTCCGCGTTCATAGGCTCGCGGGTTTGCTTGTCCACCATGCGGCCAGTCTCGCGGCAGTAGACATAGGTCGCCATGTCAGTAGATCGCCACAATGTTCGTTGCGGTCGTCGCTGCCATCACGCGGGTAACGCGGATCGGCAGAATAGACCCACCCGGAACTGCCGTAAAAGTAACGGTTGTTCCAGACGAATTGATGCATCGCACAGCGACATCACCGCCGCCGCCGATGTAAAGCGCCCGCGCACCTGTCAAATCGGTTGCATCGCTTGCGGTAACTGCGGCGACCTTATCGCCTGGGTTTGCATAAGTCATGGTCACTCCTATTGCTGCCCAAACGCTACGGGGCGCTGTTGTTCGTCTTCCATTTCAATCTCGACCATGCGCGCGGCGGCGTCAGTGGTCGCAATTGCCTCTTTCAATTCAAGCTCGCGGTTTTTAAGCGCAAGATCAGCCTGCTTCAGTTGCACGTCGAGCTTGGCCTTTTCAACATCAAGGCCCATCTTCTGCTGATCCATTTGCAAGCGAGATTGCATGTCCTGCTGTTTCAACGCCATTTCGGCTTTCATGGCCTCTTGCGCTGGGTCTGGGCCTTTAGGCTGTTGTGCCGCTTGTTCCGCCATTTTCACGAATTGATCCAGAGCATCCTCGGCTTGCTTTCCAAGGTTGAACTGCCGAGCAAAAGCCGAATACATCTCGACAATCGGACCTGCCGCTTGCGGAGCCTGTGCAATGACAGGAGCCATGACCTGAAAGAATTGCGCCGTGCCTTGCAGGAATTGCGCCATTTCCTGACGACCCTGCGTCAAGTCGGATCGGACGGTGCTGTCGCTCTCCACATCGATCCGATAGTGATCCAATGGCGATTGCAGCAACTGGGCAAGGTCTGGCGTGATCTGGATGCCAGTCATCTTTTGCAGAGTTTCCGGCGTGAAATGCTGGGCGATGATTTCCGCGCTGATGATGAAAATCCCGCGCACTTGACGTTCAATCGCCCGCTGCATCTTTTTGATACGCAGGCTTCCCCATTGCGTCTTGATGTTCTGTGCAGTCGCTGTTTCAGACGCAGCGCCTTGGCCGCGAATGATGTCTGAAATCCCCGTGATTTCATAGATAGCCTGCTTAGTCTGTTCGCGCTGGGCGTAAAGCTCACGCACCACCATAATGGCAGTCTCCAAAGGCCACCACATGATTGCCTTATCAAGACCGCCTGCCGACACAAGCCCTTCAAGGTTGGATGCCGTGACAAGCTCGTTATCTCCAGCATTTGCCAGATTGGCGATGTCATCTGCCCCGCCAGCAATAAGCCCGCGAACCTTCAGACCTTCGATGATCTTGCGAATGCGCCGTGTGAGTGTGTCCAACTCCTCTGCCAGCGTCTTGTAAACCGCATACGGGCAAACGGGGGTTCTGGCATTGGTTGGGGTGATCGGCTGCACAGGCTCAGGCTGCGGAAAGAACCCAGACAGCCCAAGCGGATCTTCGGCAATACGCAAGACGCGGCCAGTGTCCGCTGTGATGAAATACACGCGGCCCGTGGTTTTGCACCAGATTTCCCAAACTGGCGTCTCAACCTCGCCTTCTTCCTCGGTCTCGGCATCGCCCTGCAACTCCGTAAGGGCTTCATCCTCCAGATCGTCAACAGCCTCTTCCGAGAGGTAGTGCTTGTAGGACACCCACGGCACGTCAGACCAGCGCTTTGCCGGACCCTCTCGATAATCGCACCACGGCACAACCTCGTAGATAATCCGCTCATTGGAAACCACGGGCCGCGAACCGATCACCTCAGGCGCGCCAGTCAGAGGGTTCACCATGATGATAGGCTGATCTGTCACGTCAGCATCGAATTTCAGGCGGACAACGCCCCGTCCTGCCAGAAACGCATCCTGCGCTGATTTCTCCACCTCTGCATCCAATCGGCTATCATCGATCATGGATGAAATGGCGCGCTCGTAAATGTCCGAAACCTGCTTTCCAGCCTCGTCCTTGTTGTTGTGGCGCGGGCGAATGTCAGGCTTTGGCGTAGAGTTATAGATTGCGGGAACAATGGTTTCGATATTGCTGTGCAGGATGTTGAATTCCGGCATGTCGCCAGAAACCTCATCGCTTTCGTCGGCAAGGTAGGACTTCTGTGCCGATGATGCGGCCTTGAACCATGCGCTTTCACGCTTTTCAGCACGGGAAATACGCTCAAGCCATTTCGAGCCAAGACGCTCCAAATCAGAGCCGTTCATTCCCGCTTCCTGAGCGTCGTCTTCGATCTCTTCGATTTCGTCACTCATGCGTAAGCTCTATCATATGATGCGCGGGCAGTTGATACCTTTCGCGCAGCCAAGCCTGAAATATCATGCGCCATAGACGATAGCTCTTTTTGCGTAGCGGTCACATGCACCATTTCGCCATCAGTCTTGATGCCGATGACAACAGCCCCATCATTGAAAGGGCCGATGGTATAATACTTAACGCCATCAAAGGCGCGCTTGATTTCCTTGCATGCAGCTTCAATAAACATATCTCTGTCGCTCATCTGCTATCCTTCCGGCGCTTTACCATTGCCGCAACTGCGGCCTTTACGTCCATATTCCCGACAACTCGACCATCTGGCCGAACCTCATATGTCAGCTTCTCAGGCGGCTTTGGTGGCATGATTATAGGCGAAACATCACGCCAAGCCAAGCCTAGATACCGAAACGACGACCCGATGTGTTCTGACCAGTCTTTGAATGGCGTATCATGGAACTTCTTGCGGGCGTCATCCCATTCGCGGCGATAGTTTTTAAGCCCGTCTATGCCAGCCTGAACGCGCGGCGTATCCATGAACATGGCGCGGTTGATCGTCTCGCGGCCCGCCTGTAGGCCATCAGCAACGGAAACCATAGGCAGGCGCTTTGGCCGTCTTCCCATGCTGGTGAGCGTCTCAAGGCGTGTGCGCTTGCTGCCCCATTCCGTCACAAGGATATCGTGCGGAACGTAGTCATTGCCCTTGTAGCCTTTATCGTCAAGCCATCGCACCCAGTCAGCCAGGTCGTCACTTTCCGGCTGGTAGAAGTCCACAATCTTTGGCTTTCCGCCAATCACCTGAAAGCACCAGATCGGGTTATTCGTCGCCTTCCCCAAGTCCCAAGCGGTATGAACGGGCTGCGTCCAATCAATATCGAACTCGCATATCCGGCCCTCGCGCTCTGCCTTGTTGACCTCTGCCCCCCAATATGCACCGATCATAGCGCCAGAGAAGCTGCACAGATATTCCTGCTCGAACATTGCGCGGCCAAAGTCGATGCCATAGATCGCCTGATATTCTGCCAGTGCGTCATCTTGCATTTCTTGGGTTAGCGCACCTGTATCATTTACAGTTGATATCTCGGCAAACCATTTTGGATTTTTGCGCGCCATGTCATACATGGACTTGGCATGGTTATTCCCGCGCGGCGTGGTGATAAACGCGGCCCACCCTTGGTTTTCCTCAACCATTGGCCTGATGTAGCCCCATGATGACGGATTGGCCAATGCCCACTCCGAAAACACCACTCCAGCTACGCCAGCGCCCACCAGACTGTCAAACCGATCAGATCCAACGATCTGCCATGTTGAACCCCACTTGAACCGCAGGAACATCGATTGCTCATCGCGGCTTTCAATTGTCTCCGGCGGGAAGGCCTCATCGATCCGGCGCTTTCCCGTGTGCGGGTTTACTGCTGACCATAGGGCTTTGCGCCCTTGCGCGTATTCCGGCAGTAGATGCCAGTAAGACGCGGGGCGCTGCTGTGATTTGATCAGTGTTGCGCGTAGGGCGATTTCATCCTTGCCCCATCGACGATGGGCAATCTCGATCAGGCGATCTATCTGCTTGACCTTTGCGCCACCCTTACCAATGCCAGTCCATGATGAAAAAAACGGCTGCTGGTATTTTCGGATTAGGAACTCATTCAAACTTGAACGCCATCACGAATGCGCCGTTCTCGCCTGGGCCTTGAACCTGCAACGGTAGAAGCTTCGGGAACACCGTCCCCCAGAACACCCGTTCATTCTCAGGTGCTTCCCTTGCCCACGCAACAAGCCGTGCCGTTCCGCCCAATTGATCTGCTGCTTGCTCAATCATTGCCTTTGCGGCGGCGGTTGTTTTGTTAACGCTGCCCTTCGGTCGGCCTGCGCGGTTAGGAATATTGCCATTCTTTATTTTATCGGCCATTGACTTTTCCCCATGCGCTTGCGCGGTGGTGCTGGTTTGATGCGGGGCGGCTGTTACACCGCCCCGATAATGTTATTCGCTCTTCGGTTCGTCGGGCAGATCGCGTTCAGGTTTCACGCAGGTAGCGTTGTTCCAGTAGAGAACCGTTGCGCCATCTGCGGACATGATCGGCGTCCATGCGTCGATGTTGCAGGGCAGCGATGCGGACCCAACTGGCGCGTCTGCGTATGCGGTAGATGCGGCAAGGATTGCTGCGAGTGCGATGGTATATTTCATGGTCAAGTCTCCGTTTGATACGCATAACCCATGCGCGGGGATTTCATTCATCCGCAATCATTGCGTAGCGAGATTGGATCATAGCATGCCCGATGTCATCAGCCAAGGCCACCGGCGAGATGTCATTACTGAAGCGGTCTTTTTGCACAAACCGATCCTGCCAGTTTTTCGCGCGCATGATCGATGCTACCCGCTGCGATGATACGTCAAGCGCCTGCGCCACGTCTGCACATGTCTGCCCCCATCCTAGTGGTTTGCAATAGCCCCAAATGCGATATGCCAGGGTTTCAGATGCTGGTGATAGGTTCACAACACACCCCCGATCTGAACGCCGGGGACAGCCACCAGAGACACGCGGTTGACGTGTCCGAATGGTTCCCGCCGTTCCCACGTTACGACGCCTTGGCGCGGCTGTTTAGTGGGCCTCATTACGGGGTTGACGAACACCAGCCCAGCGAATGGGATCTTGTTGATGCGCGCGTAGGTTCTGACGGTTGCCTCCTGAATGCCCATAGCGGCGGCGGCCTGTTTGCATGTCAGGCCAGCGTTGCTGTGCTGCATGTAGATATCGCGTTTGCTGTTTGGCTCAGTCATTTGCCGTCCTCCATTTCATCGACCACATCGCGGACCACGCCGCGTAGCCAGTCTGCCACGGTGCAGCCTGCGGGAATTTCCTTGATGATCATCATGATTTGATCCGATGTTAGCCCATCAAATGCGCTGATCAGTTTCCCGAGTTCAATCCCGCTGCGGTAGAACATGAACGCTGGGGCTAGAACCTTGCGCCGTGGTATTGGCCTGCCACCGTCCCTCATCACCTTGGCGATAGTGCAGATCGTCGTGGCGCCCACACCGAAATGCCTTGCGATGCTTGCGCGTGACCGCCCAGCCTCTAGCATGTCAAAAATCTGATGCTTTTGGTCTTGGCTCAGTTTCGATGGACGGCCCGTATATTGCGAAACAAGCCCTTTCCGTGACATCTCCTCATAGATACGGCGCGCGGCATTGTATTTTGCCCCTGCGGCTTCCGATGCCGCCCGCGTCGTCATCCCGCCGAGGATGAGTTCGCGCAGGAATGCCTCCTTGTCGGTTGTGGCGTTCATGGCTGGGCCTTGCGATACATTGCGCCGATCGATCCGCGACTTGCGCTGTATTCCAACTTGCCCTGATCAATCAGCACCCGCAACGCATCACGCATGGTGGTTCGACGCCCGCCGACTTTTTCCATGATTGATTTTGCGCTTTCCCAATCGTCGCCCATGCAATCCATGACGCGCATTCCCACCGTGGGTTTTGCGGGGTCTGGTTGATCGTTTTTCGGATATTGCAGGTCGATGATCGATTGCGGCGATCCGCCAAAGTTCCCTTCTTTGCGGGCGGATTTTATCATGCGCTCTGCGATGATGGATTGCAGCGTTTCGCTGTCAAACCGTGCGCGGGCTTGGTCTGTCAGCCTGCCGTAGTCGATTGCGAATGGCTTGGCGATCAATGCTGCCGATGGAATGTCGAATTTGGTTTGAGTGTTCATGTCAGGTCTCCGGTTTGGTGGTAGATCGGATTTATTTGAGCGTCACACTGCCCACGCGGCCAGATACCATCCAATCTGATTTGTGTTTGGCATCGTGCCATAAAAATGAACCTCGCCGCCTTTGGTGATGCGATATTTAACACCGATGCTAGAGGCTTCAGTTTTGGCTTGGGCGCGCGTCATATTTTCCATCTTCATTCTCCCGTATGAGCGTTTGCTCGTTTCCATACACAAACACTAGCACTATGCAAAATGACTAGCAAGGGGGATTTTCACTTGGCATTAGTTTTGCTGCAAATCCAGCGGCCCGCATGATCTCAGCCGCAGCCTCGGCGCTGATGCGGTCGCGCGGCGGTTCTGATTGCAATTCAATCCTAGTGCGCGATGATACCAGCAATCGCCGTGCTGATATGATATTCGCTACAATATGCCCCTCGTTTGGCATGTGCCTAGGGTCGGCCAAAACCGCCGCACGACATGCTGACCTAATCTCATCCAATGGATAATCCTGTAGCGCGTCCATCCAGTCCACCAGCAGCCGATCCTGAGCCATTGACCCTCGATCACGATCCCAGCCGAAACGGTCGAACTTCTTCGCCAAAACCTCCAGTTCCACCGCGATCATCGCCCGATGTTTGCTCAACTCCTGCGAGCCTAAGAATGTTCGCAAGGGCAGGATCAACCCCGTTGCCGCGTCCCTGTGCTGATCTGTGATGGTCAAATCCGTCATATCGTTTCCCATTCTGCTTAGAAGTTGGTGCGCGTTCAATCGCTGCCCTGATCCAGTTTCGCCACGTTGCCTGCCAGTCCAGCTTCGCGGCTGATGCCCCAGCTTTAGAATGCCAGTAGTCGCGGAACTTGTCGGCCTCTGATCGGATTAGATCCACGCTGCATCCTTCTGATACCGCCCATTCGCCCCAGTCCTTCGGAAGAAACCAGTCAGGCGAAAGCCGCGAAGCGCGTTGTTTAGGTAAAGAAGCTTTAGCTTCTTCTTCCTTACCTTCTTTCATCCTTCTTTCACCCTTCTTATAGTTTGCGTCGGTGGTGCGTCGGTGGTGCGTCGGTGGTGCGTCGGATGCTTGATCTGATCCCTGATATGTGCTGTAATTACATATACTTACGACAGTCACACCTGCGTCGGTTTTTGCCAAAATCATTTCAAGTTTTTCTAGGCGTTTTAGGTATCTTCTAACCTTGCTATCTGTCCAACCCCATGATGACGCCGCAAATCTAGATGACAAAGCAAGATCACCACGCGCAAGATCGACTATCAGGTCTCCAACGCGCTTGCGCCTATCGGCAAAAGACGCCTCACTGATCATCCAAATCCACGCCTCTCGCTCAGAGAAAACCTCATGAGCGAAGGCTGTGCTTTCCCAAATCTGACGATTGATTTTTATAAATCCGCTCATGTTGCCTCAATGGCAAGGCCTTGCTAACAGCCCCCCGGCGTGTTAGATTTTCCCTGCGTTTCACACCGCCACAATAGCCGCGACCCACGGCAAAAGCAAGGCCAGCACATCACCCTGCTGGCCTTGTGTTTTTCTCAGCCCACACCCGCGCCTGAAAGTCCGCCCAGTCTGCAAACCCATGCAGCCGCGCGGCGTGGTTCTCGGCAATCTGTCGGCTGCATTTCTCACCCTCTTGGATGATAGCGGCGCGCTCTTCCACGGCATCGATCAGGTCGCGCATTGCCATTTCCGAATGCCGTGGCTGACGCTCGAATGATCACGGTTCATTGCCCTGCCTATCTCAGTTGCGGTAAACCCGCGCGAATGCGCCATGCCGAAGCATTCATGCCTAGCCCTGACGATATGCGCGAACCTTCCGAAGCCTAGGATTTCATCGTGCGACACTCCGCGCGCCTGAGATACCGCATCGATGATGGTTAGTATTTCCGCCCGTGTGCTGTCGTCGGCTTTGTGTGCGGCTGATATTGGCGACAGCCGACCTATCGCCGCTCTCAGGTCGAGAATTTGCGCCTCCAGCCGTTCCACGCGCCTTCGTAGAACTTCGGTTTCATTGGTCACGATGTTCATGTGATCTGACCAACAATCGACAGGCGGACCATGCTTCCGGCCTCTTTCGTCGGCACCCCCCATTCACATAGCCGCCCGCGAACATCGTCTATCGACCGCACAACCGCGCATCGATAGCCCAGATCCGATAGCCGTTTGATCATCGCGGCTTGCTCTCTGGACACACTGCCAGTGCTGGATTTGACCTCGAAAAACATGGCTGGAATGTGATGTCCTGCAAGAACCTGAATATCTGGAAATCCCGCAAGCTGACCCATGCCCTTCTTGCGCGCACCATCCAGCATGCCCGCCTTTCCGCCGCGCACACCCTCATTGGCGCTGTGGTGGACGATAGCGTCAGGCATGACCACGCGCAGCCATGTGATGATTGATCGGTGTATCTGCGCCTCGCTCATGCGTCACCGCCTTTCACGGCGGCAATGGCGGCGCGGGCTTTGACGATAGCCAAGTGTGCGTAGTGTTTCCCCATGTCTACTGGTGCATGACCACACGACATGGGATCGGAATGCCCGTCCATGTTATCACCGCAACAGCATACGCCATCACTCATGTCAGCGTGTTCGATATTTGCTATGCACGCATCCAGTGCATCCACCAGCGCCGCGATCTGCGCGGTCGAGGCGCGTTCCAGCACGGTTTGGCTGGCGGCAACGGCGGGGAGGGCTGCGATGGCGTCCAGCTTGACAAAAACCTTATGGTCAAATATTCCGGACGGATCGCCATCGCTGTCATATGGAGGCAACGCCATCACGTCACCGCGCCGGATCAGGTCGTTTTCGTTGGTCATTTCTTCACCATCTGGTTAGAAAACATATCGAGTGTCTTATCGCAGCGCGGCTCTGGTGGTAGATCGGCGGCAAAAGAGGTGCATTGCGGAACGCCGCCGTTTGTCAGGTTCCATTCTGCCGGATACTCTGGATCACCGATGCTGTGCGCGAGGGCGCTAAGCTGGATCATGCAGCCGTCGCCATCGTAGTCAGCCAGCGCACACCTCTCGCACCACTCGGCCATGAAGATGTCGCCCTCGGTGCCATTGCTGGGCCTGTATGGCCGGAAAATTCCTGCATTGGTCACTTCCGCACCCCCTCAGATAAGATCGAGTTGACCGTCTGCCGCGCCATGCTTTCCAGCTTTGCGCGCGTCGGGTCGTTTTTGTGTGTCGCCACGATCTGCGCCCGCAGGCTTTGCAGGCGTTCCAGTCGCCCGATCTCGTCGCGCAACTGCATCCGCCTCATGGTCACGGCAGTAGGGCAGGCGACCGCGTTTGTCTGGCGGTAGCTTGCTGTAGAGACCTGGCAGTCGGAGCGCCAAAGGCGTTTCCACACCGCACAAAAAGCATTTGCCCATGTCATTTTTCCGCCCTCACGGCTTTGATGCCAGCCCAGCGGAAAAACTGCGACAGGCTCATCCCGTCCAGCTTCGCCCGCGCTTTGGCGTCGTCATACTCATCTTGAGACAGCAGGACGTTAACTCGCTTGGTTTTCATGTCGTCAGGCATTCCGCACCTCATGTTGAAATTATCGGTTGATCATGCGGCAAACATGCGCTATCGTCAAGAAAGAAATGGAGGCGAACAATGACAGACCTGACCAGTCACAAGAACATCTACACCGCCCTAGCCGCCGCGCAGGCTGGCATGGGAACCGTCGTCAAGGGCGCGGTGAACCCAGCATTCAAGGCGAAATATGCCGACCTTGCAGACGTTATCGCCGTTGTCGTTCCGGCGCTGTCATCGCACGGCGTGGCGATATATCACGCGATGATGCGCGATGACCACGGCCTGATTATGCGAACCACGCTGGCGCATGGCGCATCCGAGACGTTCATTCACTGCGATGTTCCGCTGATTGTAGATCGGCAGAACATGCAGGGCATGAAATCAGCCACCACCTACGCGAAGCGGATTGGGGTTGAAAGCCTCACTGGCATTGCGCCGGAAGACGATGACGGGAACGCCGCCGCGAAGGCCGCACCAAAGGCAAAAGAGCCGGACGGAACGCATGAGGTTGCAGTTGGGTCCGCATGCGTGATGCTATCCATCGCGGAAAGCCTGGACGATCTCGCTGGCGTATGGCGCGGACTGACCAAGCCCGTGCAGGCGGATCAGCGCGTGGTGGCAGAGAAGGACCGCCGCAAGGCCGAACTGCAATCGAAACCCGCCGACATGGGCGGGGATCAGATCCCATATTGAGGCGCAAAATGGATAACCCCCCCCCCCGCAATCATAACAACCCGCCGGACGTGATCGAAGAAACCGTTGCCGCGTTTGGCGACATTCTGGCGGAAACCGACAACTGGCTAGATGGAACCCGCGTCGAAACCGAAGCGCAGATGAAGGCAGTCGATACGCTCATCAAGGGCGTAAAGGCCGCGCGCAAGGCTGTTGACGATGCCCGCGATGCCGAAACCAAGCCGCTGCATGACGCATGGAAATCTGGAATTGCACGGTGGAAGCCGACGCAGGACGATCTGGACATGCGCGTGAAAGGGCTTGTCGCTCTGGTCGATACGTTCAAGCGCCAGCTAGCGGCGGAAAAGGAAGCCGCGCGCAAGAAGGCCGAGGCTGAGGCATGGGAAGCCACCCGCAAAGCGCAGGAAGCCGCGCGGATGGCCGACGTTGCCAACATTGAAGCGCAACATGCTGCACAGGCTGCAATGCGTGAGGCAGAAGAAAAGCAAACCGCCGCCAAGGCTGCGGAACGCGATACGGTTAAAGGATTGAGGACTGTTCAGCGCTATGAAATCACCGATCCCCGCGCCGCGCTGCATTGGATTGCGCGCAATCATAAGGACGCCGTGACGCAGTTTGTTGAAGCGTTTGTGGCGTCAAACTTCAAGAAAATGGAAATCGACGGCGTGACCGTCACAACGGACAAGGAGGCTTTCTAGTGAAAACCATCACAATCGCAGGCAATATAGGCAAGGATGCCGTAATCCGATCCACGCAAAACGGCGACAAGGTGACAAGCTGGACTATCGCCGTGGAAGACCGCAAGGGCAGCGAGAAATCTACGTTGTGGTTTTCCGCATCGATGTGGGGCAAGCGCGGAGAAAGTCTGGCGCAATTTCTGACAAAGGGGACAAAGGTTGTGGTGTCCGGCGATCTGTCCACCCGTGAACATGACGGGAAAACCTATCTGGAGGTGCGGGCCGATCAGGTAACGCTGATGGGTGGCGGTGACCGATCCGAACCGCGCCAAGAGCAACAGACGACGCGCCGCGATGATGACACAGATTCAATTCCGTTCTGAGGAGAACACCATGACCGAAGTAAACGTGACCGCTGTTGGAAGTTGATATAAATAAAAAAATATGATAAAAAAACGGGCCGGAGGTCTTCACACCTACCGGCCCACACCAGCGGAAGGAGCCGCCAGATGGTTAAATCATTACCACCATATGATATATTGCGTCAACTGCTTCGGTATGAAGCAGAAACAGGAAAATTATTTTGGCTGGAGCGCAAGGATCATCATTTTGACAATAACATGTCGCAAAAAAGTTCATTGATAAGGGCAAAAATGTGGAATTCAAAAAATGCTAATAACGAAGCATTTACTTGTTTTTCCAGAAAACATAGCGCTGGAAAAGTTTATAAAACTGGAGCAATATTTGGGATAACATATATGGCGCATAGAGTTGCGTGGTCGCTGCACTATGGGCGCGAACCTGAGTTGTTTATAGACCACATTGACGGTAACGGCTTGAACAATAGGATCAGTAATTTAAGATCAGTTAGTCATATTCAAAATATGAAAAATCAAAAGTTACGTGAAACAAATACTAGTGGCGTTTGTGGGGTTTCGTGGTCAAACGGCAGAAAAAATGGGTTTTGGGTTGCTAGAATTGGCAATAAGCATATAGGTTGCTATTCTAAATTTGAAGATGCCGTAAAAGCTAGGCATGAAGCTAGCATTGCATCTGGATATCACCAAAATCATGGAAGTATGTAAAATGACACGCAAACATGACGAAACCCGCGCACTGAACACCATGCGAAACCTGACCGCGCAGGGATGGCATGATGAATGCCTGTTGGTCGATACCGCCGCGCAGGTGATTGGCGGGGATGAGGCGGCAAAGTTGACCGCCCAGCGCGTGTTTGATCGGCATTACAAAATCATGGGTGCGAATTGATGGATAACGATATGGAAGCCGTCAAAATTTCCAAAGAAAGCTACGCATGGCAACAGCTTGAAGCGAACCCTATTGGCACGGCAGCGGAGCTGGCGGAACTGAAAGCCGCCCTGACCCAATCCCGCGCCGAAACCGCTGCGGCGTATGAGCGGGCGGCGGATCAGTTTGAGAAAATCCGTGCCCCCCTGACGTATGGCGAAATCTCCAGCATGATCCGCGCCCTCGCCACCCCCGACCAAACCGCCGCGCTGGACGCTGTGCGGGCAGAGGCACGGGCGCAGGGGATGCGTGATGCGGCGCAGGAGTGCCAGACCCTCGCCGATAAAGCCAATGGCTATGGCATCCAACAAATGACAATGGGCGCAAATATATGCCGCGACGCCATCCTCGCCGCCATCAAAGGAGCCAAAGCATGACCGCGCCAGAACTGAAACCCTGCCCGTTTTGTGGTGGTGCCGCTGAACTTTCGTGTGGTTACGCAGAATGTGGTTTTTGTTTGTGTGCTATGCCAAGTAGTATTGGGTATGATGGTGAGAAAGTTGGTTTTGATACGGAAACAGAAGCAATCACCGCATGGAACACCCGCGCCGACATGCACGACGCCACCAAGGCCCAACTGGCGAAGGCGGTAGAGGCTCTGCGGGAAATCGAACGCAACTATGCAAATCCAGACATGACGCATCTCGATTATCGGGTTGGTGCTATGCAATCGGCTTTTGCCGTGCTGGCCGAGATTGAGAAGGGCACAAGTTGAAAGACAAAGCGCCGACACCAATGGTAAAGCTGGCGGGGGGTAAACTCTCGCCAGTCACCGCGTTTGACGCCGAAGAACTTGCATCGTATCCAAACGGAACAGAGTTTGACCTAAAGCCGCGTAACAAGCGTAGCCTGCCGCATCATCGGCTTTACTGGCAGGCTCTTACACGCGCTGTAGAGGCCACAGGACGCTGGCAATCGCGCGAAGCACTCCACACCGCTCTAAAGGTTCGGATGGGCCTTGTTGAGCCTATTTTCGACCTGCGCGGCAATGTTACCGGCATGATGCCGCATAGCACGGCCTTTGCAGCGATGGGGCAGAAGGAATTCCGCGAATATTTTGACCGCGCTATGGCGATGCTATCGGAAGCGGTGGGGTTTGACGTGCTGGCGTTTACAGATGGCTGATCTAATGGGGCGCGGCGCGTTAGGTCAAAAGCCGCCGAAACCATCACGCGGAACATCGGCAGGAAAAGCCCACATGGCGCGCGTCAAGGAATTGCCGTGCGTCATTTGCCATGCAACGCCATGCGATGCCCACCATGTTTTCCACGGGCGCTATGGATCACGCAAAGCAAGCGATTTTGACACAATCCCGCTATGCAAGGCACATCATCAGGTCGGGCCGGATGCAATCCACAATGACAAAGCTGGATGGTTGGATCGGCATGGTCCAGATCACGGATATCTGGATCTAGTTGCAGAGATGTTAGGTTGCCCCCGACGGTCTGAAATGTAGCGCATTTGGTTAGCGCCGGGGGCTGTCTGTAACCGAACTGCTCTTGGGCATTGGATTGCGGCTGGCACCTGCCAAACCGATCCGGCAACAGCGCCGAATAAAAGCCCCTGCGGCTGAGGGAACCGCAGGGGAGTTGGCTGCGCGCGTGGAGGCAAACGCGCAGCATGGCAGTGGGGAGAAATCACCGCCGATTGGTAACGCGGCCAGGCCTAGCCTTTGCAAGCTGCTCATATGTCAGCACTGCATTTCTGCGCGCGGCGGCGTCGATGATCGCGCCGTCGTTTTCGGCTGGAATGCGGTTGCGCCGTTTCCAAGCCGCCACGGTCTGATATGGCAAGCCCAGATCAGAGGCGAGATCGGACATTCTGGGCCAGATGTGTTTGATGTGTTCCATATCTGCACAATGCACATTCATCGGCGCGGCGTCAATATGCGTTTCGCCATTGACGCTATGCAGAATATATAGCAATGTGAACGCATGGCCGAACGCATCGGCTGGGAGAAATGACCATGACCAAAGATCACAAAATCACCGCATACAAGGGCTTCAACGCAGACTGGACCTGTCGCGGGTTCCAGTATGAGGTCGGGAAAACCTACGCGCATGAGGGAGATGTGGGCGTGTGCAACGCTGGATTTCACGCCTGCGAAAACCCTCTGGAGGTTTTTCAACACTATGCGCCGACGGGTAAGTTTGCTGTAGTCGAAATGTCCGGCAACATCAGCAAATCGACCGATGGTGATACAAAGCTGGCATCGGCATGGATCAGCGTGACTGTTGAATTGTCGCTGCACGATTTCATCGGTCGCGCAATTGCGTGGTTGACTGTTAATGCAAAGTCTAAAGAAAAACACGCAACGGGCGACCAATCCGCCGCATCCGCAACGGGCGACCAATCCGCCGCGTCCGCAACGGGCGACCGATCCGCCGCGTCCGCAACGGGCGACCAATCCGCAGCATCCGCAACGGGATACCGATCCGCCGCATCCGCAACGGGCGACCGATCCGCCGCATCCGCAACGGGATACCGATCCGCAGCATCCGCAACGGGATACCGATCCGCCGCATCCGCAACGGGCGACCGATCCGCCGCATCCGCAACGGGATACCGATCCGCCGCATCCGCAACGGGATACCAATCCGCCGCATCCGCAACGGGCGCCCAATCCGCCGCGTCCGCAACGGGCGACCAATCCGCCGCATCCGCAACG